TCAATCTCCCCAACTACGCATATTCTTTCACCAGCAATCTCTGTACAACTCGGAAGTAATATAATGGTTGAGTTGCCAGTCTCATCAACTGTCATTGAGAAGTCAGTACCACGAACACCAATGACTGCTGTTGGTGTAGATATCTTTACATCTTGTCTTGAGTTTTTCGCAATCTGTCCTGACGCATATCTTATAGTACCAAACGATGCTTTGAGTGATAACTTACCAGTTGATGTATTTGGATCGTAAACAAACTCATCAATTATAAGTTTAGAATTTTCTGTTACATCAACTCTAGTATCATCCACAAAACCAATTGCTAATCTTCCTTTTTTAGTTTTAACAGTATCATAACTCTCAACACCGACACCTTTATCTGATGTCAGTGTGTCTCCACCCTTTCTCTCAATAGTTGCTTCACCTTTCTGTTGTAAAACTTCACCAATACTAGCAAAGCATACAGGTGTTAATAATAAAAAACTAGTCGCTTTGAGTAATGTCGATATCTGCATTGTCGCCACTGGTTGTTAAATCAATAATGTTATCATATACACCTTCTTGAGTGATGTTAATAATACCACCATCACCAGTATGACTGTGTGTCAAACTATGACCATTCACATCACCATCACCAGTTTGTGAGTATGTTCCTGTGTTACCAGACATCCCAGTTGAGTTTGTGATATCAATGTCAGAGTCAGCATTAGTGCCATTTACTGTTAATGTAATTGTCTCAGCAGCATTAGATGTGATATCTAATGTACCAACATAGTTTTGTGCGTCTGCTGAATTTCCAATGCTTACAGTAATGTCAGCACTGTCGCCTGTAACATCTATGCTCATAGATACTGTTTCACAGTTTCCTGCGCCAGCACTATCACAACTTAAATCAACAGAGTTACTATTACCAGTTAAATCAATATTACCAGTGTAAGTATTACCATCGATAGTTGTACTAATCACATTTGAGTTACCAACTTGATTGATGCTGAAAGTCATACTGTCACCAGTTAAAGATATACCAGTTGTACTCGTTCCTGCTATGTTGTTTTGTCCGTCTTGTGTTATATCTAAATCAAGATTATCACCAGACTGCTGTATGTAAATATCATTAGCAACAGCAACTGAAGATATAAGCACAAGTGACCATAATATAGTTTGTGCTCTTATCATTTATTTTTCTCCCTTAAATTTCCAAAGACCTTTTTCTTCTCCCTCATAAATTAATTCAATTACACCTTGTTCAATTGTACTGCGAACAGCATAATTGACTGGTTCGTTGACTGCTGAACCGACTTCAATCTCTAATGCCTTTGTACCAAAGTCAATAAATCTAAAGAAGTCTGCACTGGTCTTATAACTTGCAATCTTCTTTTCGGTCGCAACAGATAATAAAATCTCTCCTGTCTGTACGCTAATCAATCTCATAGCGACAGTCACTTCATGTATTTGGTATTGCGTGTTTGCTCCAAGTCCAAAATATCTGGCACCTATACCACCAGATTCTAAATTAGACTCATACGAAACAACACCACCTTCAATTATTAATCCAGCAAAAAGAAGTGGTTTCAATTTTGGTGCTTGCTTTCCATCATAAACTTCCCTTGTTGATTTAATCAACTGTCTTTCTTTTACTAGATTATCTAATCCTATTCTTTCTATTACTGTAAACCAACTGCCTTCACCAACATCTTTTAGTGCATTAATCAACCACATATCAGAACCTTGTGTAATTGCACTACTTAATTGACTGAAGTTTGCGCTTGGTTTTCTTTGTCCAGTTTTATCCTGAAAATTGTAAACTGCTACTGTAATCTTTTTACCATCAAGTTTAGGAGTATTATCCAAAACACTTTTGATAGGCGACTCTGCTAACTGGGGTGGACTCCAATCAGTTTTCTGATGCGTTCCAGCACAACCAGTCAAACAAACAGTTGTCAATAATAAGATAAGTTTAATCATTTAGAATCCAAATCCATCGATTGGAACTATTAACTCTGTAAATGTTCCATCTGTTTCTGTTATCTGTATTGTTATTGTGCCAGATGTTTCATCTTTAACCCAATAAATGGTTGCACCTTCTATTTCTGCTGTACCAGAAGTAGCACCAGTATCAGAGAACATATTATCTACTAGTTGTTTAGACAACTGTGCATAGATTCTAGATTCTACATTGTTTAAGAATTTTGCTAGAGTGCTCGATTCTGCTTCACGCTTTGCTTTGGCAGCATCTGCTTCTCTCTTTTCTTTTAAATCTTTTTTTCTTTGATGTTGTAATTGCTCAATAGCAAGTACATGGTTTGAATATCCTTGACCAGAAAAAGAAGGATTCTTGAAGTCATGGACTAACTCTCCCTTTGCCGATGTCATCAAAGTCATCATAACAAAAGTAACAATTAATCTCATTTTAGTCTCCTGTGGAGTTGAAATCCTCCGACTGACTTTTAGTTTTTCTTAGAATATCATCTAAGTCTTCGCCCAACTTCATACCAGTTGCTTGTTCTATTTCGTCTTTGTATTCTAGAACCATTGCCAACTTAGTGTTGAGTCTTATCATATCATTATCTAACATTCTCACTCTGTCAACCAATTTAATTAGAGTGCTTGATGCTTCACCAAGAACAGGTTTAACTTCCTCTGTTACCCATTTCCATATGTAATACACGAAATATCCTAAACCAAATGCTGCGATTATTGGGAATCCGAATTCTTTTATAGCATTGACTAATTCAGCATCCATTAATCTCGTCTCGCATCTTCTTTGCCTTCATTGGCAGCAATTCTGTCAGTATTTGGTCTTATATTTAAAACATAACTTAACAGAGCATCAATCTTAACGAGGTCATTGTTCATTGTTTGTACTCTGTTGTCTAATGCAGAAATTATGTTCTTTAGACTATTAATGGATCCAGTTACAGATGCCAGTATAAACTTTAATGTGATAAACACAAAAATTCCTGCTGATATAGCACCAGCAATAGGAAAACCTACATCAGACACAAAAGTTAAAAAATTCATATAAAATAATACTTGACTATTCTCGTTCAACTATTTATAATAGGTAATCCTGAAAAGTGGTATATTAGTGTTTTGTTATGAAATTACTTAAAACTTTTTTACAAATACGAGCAAAATCAATGACTTATATGCTTTACTTTTTCCGTGGAATAGTGTATAATATACATATAGTTAATAATAAAGAGAGGTAATATGAAACACGATAGTAGTTATGAAAGTTCTAAATATCAGGTTTTATTTGAAAAAGGCAACCTGTACTTAGAGTCTTGGAATAAAGGTGCTGTATTTTTAATGAAAAGAATGGCTAATGGTATGGCATACAACTTGGGTGAGTACTGGAATTTTGAGGATGCTAAAGTTGCATTAGAAGATTATGCTGGTGGCGATAATTATTATTGTCAGAGAGATTACTATGAAGACGATGAGAACTTTGGTGATGAGTGTTATGTAACAAATTATTATAGAGGTGAATATGAGTAATTTACACAATGAAAGAGTAAAAGAAGATTTATTAGATGAAGTAGCATCAATGTCAGTTGATGACTTTATGACACTTTTAGATGACTTAAATGTTAAAGGTGTTGAAACAGTTGATAGTTTAGTTTTTGAAGCAACTGAATTATTATTTGAACAAAGAGGTTTATGATGCTTGAACAAATATTTGGTGAAGAATACCTAAGAGAATTGGGTATCTATAAAATTGATGGAAAATTATATTATTCTCCATGGGCACTACAATATCTAGGACAAGGACATTATAGATTACCTAATGGTGAATTACAAAGATACGATGGAGGTGTCGGTGAAGAAAGTTAGAAAGGCAAATTATAACAAAGATACAAAACAGTTTACCATTGATGGTATGTCTGTCTCAGTACAAAAGGATAATGTTGATAAAGCATTAAGAATTTTGAAAAAGAAATTACAAGATGATGGCAGATTAAATCTTGTGAAAGAAAGAGAGTTTTACACTGGTAGAAGTGAAAGAAAAAGACTCGCTAAGAACTCTGCGAAAAGAAGATGGCAAAAACAAAACGCAGAGAAGAATCATCATGGAAAAAGGATAAGGTTATACTAATGGCAGATATTAAAATTTTTAGATTATCAAGTGGCGAGGATGTGATTACTGAAAAAGGTGACATAACAGATACACATACTTCGTTTATTAAACCATTCGTGATTGTGCCAATGCAACAATCGCCAGGATCTGGTCAAGAGGTAAGAATTGCCTTTACACCATTTATGCCATATGGGGATCAAGAAACAATTGAGGTAAAGAATACGCATATTGTTTCTGAAGTTTTACCACATATTGATATGAAAAATAATTACAATCAATATACTGGTCGTGTTGTCGAAGTAGAAAACAAAATCATAACTTAATATGACTATGGAAAAGAAAACTAGAAAACGCAGAAAACCTATGACACCTGAGCAAAGGGAAAAAGCAGCAGAAATACTTAGAGTTGCGAGAGCAAAAAAGAAACCTACTGAATTAAAGTCTATCAATAAAGGTGTTTTGGAGTTAGATGAAGATGATATGTTATCTTACCAAAGTGTTAAGAGATACATTGACACACAAACAAAAATTAATTCTTACCTTAAGAAACAAGTAAAAGAAAATGTTAGACATTCTAATTCAAAATTAAATACCAACAATACATATTTAAGTCAACTTAAATCTTACTTACGAGATGGTGTATGGGTAAGTTTATTTATTGGTGAGTACATGGATACTCTATTAAAGCAACCACAACATTGGGATGAGGAAGAATATGAAGAAATACCAATCTTTATAGGTGGTCGATGGTCGCGTGGTTACAGACTAATAAAGCAACCAAATAGTATTTGTTTCTATGACAGAGATGGCACAAAAGATGACTGATAAAAAGGATCTTGATAATGTGATAATTGGTCCATGGTCTACAAAGTTTAAGTCCGAACTTGGTCAGCCATGGGAACAAATTGAAAAGCAGAAAAAAGAATCTACACAAAAGAAGATTGCTGAGAAATTAGCAAAAGTAGATGCGATGACTGAAAGTTTAATGGTCGCAATGATATATGGCATGCAAGAAGATGGTATTGATATTGCTGATGACGACTATATAACTGACATTGGTTTGGTTGCTGAAACTGTTAAGTCTTGTCTGTTCAGGCAGATGGACTATCCACACATACTTCAAGAGTTGACTGACATGACTATGATAAGAGGTGAAGTTGACAATGAGTTTGGTGAGAAAGTTAGATATTCTAACATTGATACTTCTTTCTTGATGGATATAGTAGATGCTGGTTACAATTTAAAACAAGCTGAAGAAATGCTTGATGATGAAGATACTGCTGAGTCTGAAGGTAAAGATATTTACAGTGGTGCATACTCAGAAGAAGATTTAATATCAGATGAATTTCCTGGATTACCTACAGGTGTTGTGGGAATTATTACTGATGAGAATAATGATGAAAAGGATGATTAATGAAGTTTCACCAAAAGTTTAGTCCAACAATAATGGAAACTAAAGTTCCAGAAAAGTTTCTTAAAATAATCAATAGAATTGGTGATGATGTTTTAAGTGATGATGTCAAATCTAAACAATGGGACTTTTCTGACAAGTTAGTTGGTAAGGTTAAAAAAGAAGTACAGATACCAATGACTGACAAAGATGAGTCAGCATTTTGTTTAAGCATTATGAAGAATGCTTGTCTTGATTATCTCAAAGAGATGATTAAACTAAATCGTGCTTATGATTGGATGAAGATGACTGGTGGATTAAAATCCCCAACAACAGACAATATCAATATATCACAAAGTTGGATTGTAAGTCAGTATCCTGGCGAATATAATCCATGGCACAAACACAGTGGTAATTTTTCTGCTGTAATTTATTTGAAAATACCAGAGGGTATGACTCAAGAATTTGAAAATGAAACTAAAGACCACTATCCAGCAACTGGACTCATTGAATTTATGTATGGACAATCAGAGGACTTTAGGAGTGACACATTAATGTTTAAACCAGAAGTTGGAAAGATGTTAGTATTCCCATCTTGGTTAAAACATTCAGTCTATCCTTTTTACAGTGAAGGCGAAAGGAGAAGTATGAGTTTTAATGCTTATTATGGGATGATGTCCACATCATGGTGATAAATTAATATGAAAGGAGAAGGAACATTATAATACTTGACATGAACCAAATATCATTAGCAAGTTTAATGATGCATCAACATATGACTAAGAGTTCTGAAGTAGAAGAAGATGCTGTTCGTCATATGATTTTAAATTCAATTAGAATGTATAGAAGTAAGTTTATAGAGGAATATGGTGAAGTAGTTTTAGCATACGACTCTAGACATTACTGGAGAAAGGAGTATTTCCCAGAATACAAAGCAAGTCGTAAGAAAGGCAGAGAAACAGACGACAAAGATTGGAATAAAATCTTTGAAGTTTTAAATAATATTAAATCTGAATTGAAGAACATATTCCCATATAAATTTTTAGAGGTGTATGGTGCCGAAGCAGATGATATTATTGCTGTTCTTGCTAAGAAGTATCAAAATGAGAAAGTAATGATAGTTTCTGGTGATAAAGATTTTATTCAATTACAAAAATATAGTAATGTAAAACAATACAGTCCAACGCAAAAGAAATTTGTCAATGGTATCGACCCTTATACATATATAAAAGAACATGTACTCAGAGGAGATAAAGGTGATGGTGTTCCGAATGTGTTATCACCTGACCAAACCTTTGTAAATGAGATAAGACAAAAACCACTTAGCAAGAAAAAGATGGAAAGTTTGTTGAGTCTAGATGTTGATAGTTATCCTGATGAAATTAAGAGAAACTATCAAAGGAATGTCATGTTAATTAATCTAGATAATATTCCTGCTGAGTTAGAGGAACAGATTTTAGATGAATATACTTCAGCACCTTGTGGTGACAGAAGTAAACTATTTAATTATTTTATTGAGAATAAACTTAAAACATTAACCGAATCGATTGGAGAATTCTAATTATGCATTTATTATTTAATGAAATCTTAGAGAAAGTTTCTAAGGCAAAAACTAAACCACAAAAGATTGATATCTTAAGAGAACATCAAAGTGATTCTTTAAAGATGTTAATTAAATCGTCATTTGATCCAAAAATTGAATGGGCATTTCCTAAAGGAGATGTACCATATGTTCCTAACGAAGCACCAGCAGGAACTGAACATACTGTTTTGGAGTCAGAGTGTAGAAAGTTGTGGCACTTTATTAAAGGTGCGGATAGACAAACACCACAATTTAAGAAAGAACAAATGTTTATACAAATGCTTGAAGGATTACAGCAAGAAGAAGCAAAGGTGTTGTTATCCGCAAAGGATAAAAATTTACATCAGATGTATAAAGGACTGTCAAAACAGGTAGTTAAGGAAGCATTCAACTGGAATGATGATTTTATGCTCAATGAGTAATAAAATTATTTTTAAACTCTTTAATTATCAGTAACTTGCATGCTTGACATTTCTCGTCCAGTAGTATATAATAGTGTTTTCTTTAGAGGATATTCATGAGAATTATGAGAGATAATTTAATTGAAGTAATTGGTGGTAAAAAGTCTCAAAGAGAAGTTGCGCATAAAGTTGTATCATTTATGATTAAGAAACTTATGCCCAGACTAAAAACACTTGAGATCACTGTTGAATTGAAAAAGATTCCTCAAAGAGATAAAGCATGGGGGTTAGTTGAGATACAAGATAATAATCGTGAGTTTATTATTGAGTTAGAAAAGACTTTGTGTTTATATGATTTCGTAACATCCCTTATACATGAAATGATACATGTAAAACAATATGTTCGTAAAGAATTAACTGATGAAGGACATAATGTTTTTTGGAAAGGTGAAGATTGTTCTAAAGTAGCATATTCAAAACAACCATGGGAAGTAGAAGCATATACATTACAAGGTCGTTATTCAATTGAGTTTTGGGAGAGTGGTATATTATGAAAATTAAATTATTAAACACCATGACTGCGTTTCTATTGGTCGTTATTGTATCAGTATCCGCACATAGTATGAATGAAGTTCTTACTAAACAAGGAGCAGAACAATTATCAGAAATAGTTGTTGAAGGTGTCGCATATACTGATAGTCAATTATCTTGTCTGGCAGATAACATTTATTTTGAAGCAAGAGGGCAAGGTAAAGTTGGATGGTTGGCAGTTGCTTTTGTTACAGTAAACCGAATGAACGATAGTCGTTATCCAAACACAATCTGTAAAGTTGTACATCAAGCACCCACTCGTGAAAGTTGGAAGAAGAATGGTAAGTATTATCCAATCAGAAACCAATGTCAATTTAGTTGGTACTGTGATGGGAAAGCAGACGATA